CATCTGGTCTGCTGCTAATGTCATATTAGTAACAGTCCAGTTGTTATCGTTTCCCGACCTGTCTAATCCTAAAAAAGTATCACTCATATAATTCCCTTATTGAAACTTGTAACGAAGGATAACGATACCAGAGCCACCATCACCACCATTAGCACCTCCGCCTCCACCGCCAGAGCCAGTATTTGCAGTACCATCACTACCTGCTGCAACATTATCACCACCGCCATCACCACCACCACCAGAGCCACCAGAAGCCCCGGGGTTATCATTTCTTGAACCACCACCACCACCTGCTCTTGTTACAGATGCACCAGTAATTGAACTTGCAGTTCCAGCACCACCAACTCCCGGTGTAGTACCAGCAGCATCCGCACCGACTGCTGAAGAACCACCACCACCTCCAGAGAGATTTTGGTTTATAGTATCACCACCATCATAACCTTGTCCAGATGTAGCAGAACCACCGACTCCTTTCGGTGAACCTTCAGAACCTCCAGCACCTCCTCCAGAACCGCCATCACCACCATCCGCAGTTGGGTTTTTATAACCTCTTCCTAAACCACCACCTTCAGAAGTGATACTGGAAAATACTGAATTACTACCTTTAGCACCATCGTCTATTCCACTCGCTCCACCTGCTCCACCTGCTCCAACAGTAATTGAGTATGCTTGTGTAGCAACAGCTAGATAACCTGTTCTATAGCCACCAGCACCTCCTCCTCCACCTCTGGAAGCACCTCCACCACCACCTCCAGCAATGACGAGATATTCTACTTCACCAGCAAGTGTCGGTGTGAATGTTCCATTAGAAGTGAATGAATGAACTTTATAATCACCATCGGTAGTTATTGTTCCACCTGTAGCAGACATAATTCCACCACCTGCAAAACTTAGATAGAATCCATTAGTACCATAAGTTAAACCACTTACTTCTATAGGTTTCCACTCACCGTAATCACCAGTTTCACCGAATGAAGTTGGGGTTAAGGCAGTACCATCTATGAAGTGCATTTCTGCTAGGTAGCCACTAAAACAATAACCTGCTGATGTTACACTATTAGATAATGCTCCTATAGAATGTAATACGGTGTTGTTTATCATATAATCCGTGTCCTCACTAAACGAACTATTATGTGTTAGTGTTTGTAAAACTCCATTAGTATAAATTTTTACTCTATTTGTTGCAGTTCCTTGTGTAGTATCAAAAGCAACTACAAAATGATACCAGGCTGAAGGGTCACGATAAACTGCTGTTGTTTCTACTAAATCACCTGTTCCACATATATTAAGAGCCAAGTGCATACTACCATCAAACATTACTCCTAATCTTCCACTACAACTACCCCCAGCAGTAAGAATACTTTGTTCGCCTGATTCTATATCACTCGGCTTACACCAAAAACTTAATGTCCAAGTTTTTCTATTTCCAGCAGATGATGGTGTTTTTTGTAAATTATGAACATCATCACTAAAAAACCTAAGACTCTGGTCTATAGTGAAAGCATCCTCTCCAGAGGCATACATCCATTGTGGTGAACCTATTGGCATATTATGAGAAAGCTAATTGTGGTGTGCCTAATAAAATTCTTGAACTTGCAGCTACGACATAAGGCACAATATCCGTTGCTGATGCTGTAGAGGTAAGTGTTAATCCTGCTCCAGCAGCAGTTTCATAATCTCCGTGTAAGGAAACAGTCCTACTACCTGTGCCATCTTGAATAAATACGATGAATCCAGATTGTCCTGCTACTTCATTGGAAGCAGTTAGACTTGTTATGTTTCCAGTTAGAGTTAATACAAAGTTTGTATCTGCTGTGAAGTCCAAATCAACTGTGCCAGAATTAGATGTGTCTGTATCTGTAGCACCAACTACTGCACCTGTCATAGTACCACCAGCTTTAGGTAGAGCAGCATCAGCTTTAGTTCCTTGAGCAGCAGTAGCATAATCACTAGCAGCAAAAGATTTAACAGCAGCAAGATTTGTAACTTCAGAATCCATTAATGCACCAGCAGCAGTAACATTTGTTGCATCTGTTACATCTGCACTAGCCTCTATTCCATCTAACTTGCTTTCATCTGCTGATAGGAAAGTACCTGTAGTTGCTTTAACTGCTGCAAGACCAGCACACTCACTATCCATTAATGCACCAGCAGCAGCTACATTGGTAGCATCAGTTACATCAGCACTTGCTTCAATACCATCTAACTTGGTTTTTAAAGTATTTGTAAAGTTGTTCTGAGATAACTCACCATCTGTTACGGAATAGGTAGTATTGGTATCAGTCCAAGGTACATTAACAACTCCTTGGTCGCTAGAATTTAACTGTAAACCATAAGTTCTACCAGCAGTTGTACTTACAGTATTAGCTGCTACAGATTGGTCAGTATCATCTTCTATCTTTATAACTCCTGTAGCACTAGCAGTTGCGGTACTTGCTGCTGCTGGAGTTGCCCAAGTCAAACCACCAGCATCACCAGATTGTTTACTTAGGAATTGTCCATTACTACCAGCGTTTGAAATATGTAGATTATCTTCATCTACAGACTCACTAGACATGTGTGCTAAATCAATACTTCCATCTACATAATGTTCACTTCTTATTGAATTGTCGTGAAGTACATTATCAATGGTAACTTTCTTGGAAGTACCACCATCGTTAATGAGTAGTTCTTCTGCTCCATCTGTTGTGGTTAATGCCGATAATGCTGATACTTTAGTTGTTGCCATTGTTTACTCCGTAATAATATATGTAGGTGATGAGTCTATAGAGGCTTCAGTAACGAGATAATAACCAGCTAGATGTTCCATCTCTATTTCATAAGGGCCAGTTTCAAGAGGTTCAAATTCTCTTGTCCATTGCCTTCTGTTGGCTAACATAGCTAGAGTCTTAGCTTTCTTCCAATGTAATCTACGAGTTGGTGGAAACCTTTTAACTAATGGTCTGAAACGAGCCATTAGAGTCTGAACCTCATTTTCCTTCTGCCGATTCTTTGTCTATCTGCTAAAGACCTAAGTTCATCCCTTATCTGTTCTAAGAGTGGCGAATACTTTGTGATAACTGGGTCATCTTTTTTCTTAGAGATTTTACCGCTAGGCGTACCCTCATACGAGCCACCTTTAACTCCACTTCGAGAATCGCTTGGAGTTTTTGTAGTCTTGCTTTTAAATTCATAAGTTGTTGCCTCTATCTTCCTTTTTTCGTTGTGTGATTTAAGTCCATTACCATTGTAGGTAGGTGCTTTGCCATCTGACTTGACTTCTTCAAGTTCCTCTTTTGAATCCATAAGAGAATCAAGCATTTCCATAATGGAATCCAGTTCTGTTTCTGGCTCTGGTTCATCAGAGAATTTAAGTGCGTTCTCTTCCATGAACTCTGCAAATGATGGGGAATCTTCACTATCCTCATCATAGTATTGAGCATAGGTTTCCTCAAGCATCTTTGTCCAGATTTCTATAATCTTGGCTTTAAAGCGATCTATCTCCAGAAGGCTTGTAGAATCTGATTCGGTTGTATTTTTAAATATGTCCACTAAATTTATTCCTATAGTTACCTTTCTTGTCTGTTTCGCTTGTGCGTTTGCGTTCTCTCATGTTCCAGAGAGTATCTTGATTCCCAAAGTGAGGGCGATTTTTATTGACTGATATTATTACACTACCTTTTTCACCGCACTCTGGACATTCTTTCTTTCGGTTTCTATCTGACATAGAACATAGTTCTTCAAAGACATGACCATGTTTACATTGATAGTCGTAAAAAGGCATAGTATTACTCAATAATTAGCTCAGAATAGCCTCCTCATAAGCGAAGAGGCTATAACTTAACTAACTACTGATTAAGTAGCAGGTACTACAAACGCAACAGCAGCATCGTTACGAAGTTCTGCAACTCCATAAATAGTATCTGAAGTGAATAGATCACCAAGGTACTCTTGCTTATATTGTGTTTGAGAACGCACCCCAAGCTGCTCTGCTAGAACTAGAGCATCTTTGTGCATCAAGCATCCTACTCGGTCTGTAGCACCACCACCACCCGATTGAGTAGTAGTTGGTACATTAGTAGATATATATACATCTACACCATATATCATACCAATCTTGCCAGTACGGATAGCATCACCAGAACCGATATACTGTTGTTCAGTAAATCTGTTGATACCCAGCATATCATTAGCTGCAACTGGTGGAACAATCAAAGAACGATTGTCCATTGGTACATCAGCATTATCTAGTTTTAGCATTAATGCTCTGATTCCAGCATCAGTAATGTCTGCTGCGTTAGATGAGTTACCAGTATACAATGTAGTACCAGTTGAACCAATATACGCAGTTTCCCATGATGCTGCATTATCACCACCAACTGTTCCGCCTTGTAAGGCTTCCCATAAAGTACCCAATTTAGTGTCTACTTGAGTAGCAAGTGCATAACCTGCATCGTCTGTGTAGAACTTCCTCATTGAAGATAGTGATTGCACTTCTGCAATATCTTCAATCAGTTTTGAATACTCGTAATGTTGGTCGATAGATACATTAATTACACTATTGGTTGCTGCCGATAGTGTAACTTGTGTGTTTGCTGCTTTAGCACTTGCACTTCCTCTCGCTGGTACAGGAATGTGAATCGTATCACCTTTCTTACCTTTGTGAGATAGCTTAGTAACTAAATTAGCAATGACTAAATTCGACTTGTACGCACCTATAACTTCATCTGACCAGAGTTCTGGGATGAAGTTATTGGCAACCGCAGCAGTCGTATTATTTGTGCCTAAAGCCATTTTACTTCTCCTTTATAAATGTTATTTCACCCTACCCTCCGCATAAGCCGAATGAATTTCATCAGCCAATGAGGCATAACGGTTAGGGTCTGTTACCTGTAGGTTGATTAGATCAGCCCTACGGTAAATTTTTTTCCCACCTACGGAATCTCCCGATGACCGAGTTTCAGAACTTGTTTTCTTTAGGTTTGATTGAATTTTAGTCTTTTCTTCAGCTTTTGCCTCT